CAGCTGGATCGGACCCAATGGCAGCCATCGGTCAAAAGGTTGGTGAGTACGTTGCCAACCAGCAGCAGGCCGATTTGTACAAGTGCCTTGAAGGTGTGTTTGGCAGCCTGACCGGCTCTGACTCCCCTGCCTTCGACGCTCTGCGTTTTGACACCAGCGGCGCAACTGCTCTCGGCCCCCGTCAGGTGGCTCGTGCTCGCGCAATCTTGGGCGATCAAGGCGACAAGCTGACCGCCGTGGCCATGCACTCGGCTTGCTACTCCGACCTCGTGGAGCGCAAGGCGATTGACTACGTGACCAACACGGAAGCTCGTCTTACCACCCCTGCAACTGGCGCTAGCACCATCAACGCTGTTGGCGGTTCTATTGCTGGTGCATACGGCGATGTTCGCGTTCCGACCTACATGGGTCTGAATGTAATCATCTCTGATGACATCACCAACAGTGGTGGTAACTACGCTTGCTATTTCTTCACCAACGGTGCAATTGCATCTGGTGAGCAAGCCGCAATGCGTACTGAAACCGACCGCGATATCCTCGCCAAGTCGGATGCCATGTCACTGGACATGCACTACATTTTCCACCCGGTAGGTGCCAAGTGGGGCGTGACCACCACCAACCCGACCCGCGCACAGCTGGCCACCGTTGGTAACTGGTCGAAGGTGTACGAAACCAAGAACATTGGAATCGTGCGTGCCACCATCACTTCCAACTTCGATTGAGGTAATTAATCATGCCATCCTCGATCTTTGAACTGACTTCGGACCTCGCCGTCCTGAATGTCAAGGCCTCGCAGAAGACAGTTACTGCTGCCTCTGATGCTGCAACCACCCTCACCGCTACCCAGTGTGTTGAGGGCGCTGTGACCATGACCCCTTCCGCGGGTCGTGCTCTGACCACCCCCACGGGCGCTGATCTTAAAACCTACTTCGGTGGGCAACTTGAAATCGGCACCAGCTTCGAGCTGACCGTGGTGAACGTGGCTGCTGCTACTCACGCAATCACCCTGACTGCTGCCGCTACTGGCATCACCTTGGGTGGCGTGGCTGGCATGGCTACCGTTGCTGCTGCTTCTAGCGCAACGTATATGTTTGTTTGTACTGCTGTTGGCACTCCTGCCTTCACCGTGTACCGCAAATGAGCATGTTCGCCTTTAGGCGACTGCGTGAACGGGAGGCTCTGGCTACGGCTGGGGCCTCTTTTTCTGATGCAGAGCCTACGCCTAAACTTGAAGTAACAGAAGATCAGCCGCTGTCTACCGATGGCAATAACACTAGACGCAACGGTGGGCGGCGCAAACGCCAACAGCTATCTGACACTGGCAGCAGCGGAAGCGATCATTGAAGGTTTTGTGCAGGATGAAGATGTAACGGCATGGGCATCAGCTACCACCGATCAAAAAAACCGTGCGCTTTTTACAGCTGCTCAGCGGCTTGATCGTGAACGCTTCCTTGGTGCCCGTGCTACTGACACCCAAGCTTTGCAGTGGCCTCGCACCGGTGTACGCAAGCCCGACACGTACATCAACACCTATGCCGTCGGCTTCCCGTTCCGCATCACCACGGACTACTTCACCGACACGGAAATTCCAACTCAGATTAAATACGCTCAGTGTGTGCTGGCAACGTATCTGAACAACAACAGGGATGGGATGGCCCTGAGCGGGTTGGAGGATTACAAGTCTGTGACCATTGGCAGCTTGAGCGTCACCACTGCCGGAGCAAGCAGCACCGCATCAGGCGCTGATCGAATCCCACCCATTGTGGAGCGGTATTTGACCGGTCTTAGAATCAGTGGACCAGGCAACATTGCTATCCGGCGGAGCTGATCATGGCCGATTCTGATATGTACAACATTGGTTTTGAGTACATCAGTGACACCAGCGCTCACACCGGTAGGTTTTGGCGGCTGTATGCCTTGGCCGATGCAGTGATCAGTACGGCAACGGTTCAGAACGCCAGCGGTAATACTTTCACCTCGGTGCCCTTGGCTGCCGGTGATTCGATTGAAGGCGTGTTTACAAGTGTCACTTTGGCGAGCGGCAAAATCGTCGCCTACAAAATCTGATCATGAGCGACTCCAACGTTCTCGGTATTGATTACGCTAAAGGCGCAACATTTATTGGCGACACTACGACGCGCACCGGGCGTTGGGCGGCAATTCACTTCACAACAAATTGTCAGATTGATTCAATCGTTGCGCAGAACTGGGATGGTTCTACCTTGTCTGGTCAGTCCATGAGTGCTGCTACAACGTTGTACGGCGTCTTTACAAGCATCAAACTACAAAACGGTCACTGCGTCGCATACAAGCTCTGATGGCTCTTGCAACTTCGCTACGAAAGACAGCCAGCAAGCTGATGGTCAAGTTTGGCGGTGAACTCACCATCAGACGGATCACGACCGGCGCTTACGACCCCACAACGGGCACTGCAACGCCAACTGCGTCTGAGAGCGTAGTGCGTGGTGTGCCTGAAAACGTCACTCAGCGTGAGTTAAATGATCTGATCAAGAGCAGTGACAAGAAGCTGACGATTGCAGCGGCTGATCTTGCGTTTGAGCCCAGCGTGGCTGATCAGGTGACTGTTGGTGGTCGCATCATGCAGACTGTGCAGGTCAACAAGATTGAACAGGACAACCTCGCCATTGTGTTTGAGTTGTTCCTAAGGGAGTGATATGGCACGGCAGATCAGGATTGGCGAAATTGGCCAGTATGCCGAGGGGCAAATCAACAGGCTGATTACCGCTGCTGTGCTGACGGCTGATGGCAGGTTGAAACTTCAAAGCCCTGTCGATACCGGACGTTTCAGGGCAAGCTGGGCTATTGGTCAAAACGCTGCACCATTTGAGGGCCAGCCTGAAGGCAGCTATTCAAGCGCACCGCCGCCCAACGCAGTCAACTACCAGCTGGGCAACGAAAGGGCCGGGAACGTTTACAGCATCCACAACAACCTGATCTACGCTGAACCATTGGCGCAAGGCCGTAGCAAACAGGCTCCTGCTGGTTGGGTTGATTCCATCGCCAAAGACATTCAAACTTACGTCAACGCAGAAGCGGACCGGATCGGTCGTTCATCATGAGCCTTAACACCGTCCGCTCGTACATCGAAAGCCGCATTGCAACGGAGTTTGCCGCCTCACCAGCGCTGCAAGTCGCTTATCAAAACGTTCCATTCAGCCCCCCAAATAACGCCAGCTGGATTCAAACCAACATCATCTGGGGTGATTCGGCCTACATGACGATTCTCACAACCTCTGCTCGTGGCACTGGCGCGGGTTTTGATCGTCGCAATGGCACGCTCGTTTTCAACATCTTCACGCCTCGTGGTCAAGGCCCAGGCGCAGGATTAACTATCGCCCAGCGTTGCATCAGCCTTTTCACACGTTTGCAGCTTGAAAATATAAAATTTGACCCCGCAAATGGTCCGCGCACCATCGAACCCTCTGTGCCGGAAGGGTTTTTCCAAACGCAGGTGGCCATAACTTTTGAAGCTTACGAGCAAAGCTAGACTCATATCAGCCAATACCGCATACAACAATGGCTGTCACTGTTCTGTCCGGTACGTCCGGCGCCCTTTACTACAAACCCGCTGGCACCACCGGTACATTCGGTGAAACTGCCGTAAATGCTGGCACTGACACGATTACTGTTCAGCCTTACCTGAATTTCAAGGTTGGCGATCCCGTCAAGTTTCGTGTCATCAACAGTCAAACTGGTGGTTCTGGCACCGGCACCCTGCCCGCTCCTATTTCTTCGGCCACCACGTATTACGTGTTGAGCTACACCGCAGCAACTGGTGCTCTGACTGTTTCTACGTCTGCTGGTGGCACCATTCTTGCCATCACTGATGACGGCACCTTGGCCGCACCCAACGAGTTTGAGGTGTACTACGCGGATTACGCCGCTGTTGGTCAGGTGCAATCTTGGTCCTTTGAGATCAGCCGCGCTGAAATCGACGTGACCACCATCGGTCAAACCGCCGGTCAGTACGCGCCCTTCCGTGCCTACATCCCCGGTTTTGCTGATGGCAACGGCACCGCCACGGTTTATGTAACCAACGAAGATGCTGCTCTATCCAACCGCATGGTTGAAGACGTGCTGCAGCGTCAACAGGTTGGTTGCGCCTTCAAGCTGTACACCGATCTTCAAAGCACTGAGGCCCTGAGCCGTAGCATCTCCATGGATGCCGTGCTGATCAGCGCCAGCATGAACATCAACCCTGACGATGCGCAGCAGGTTGAGATTGCATTCCGTCCTACTGGCGTGCCAACTTTTGACTTTGTCAGTGCCTAAACTTAGGCTGCCAAGGTTGAGCCCCTGGGTTGCGCTGGGGGCTTTTTTATGCCTAAAGTGATAACAAAGAACCCGTTTTTATGCCCGCACCTGTTTCGTCTGCCCTTGCTCGGCTGAAAAAGGCTGCAAACCTGACACCCATCAAGCGTGTTGTGACGCTGAACGATGGCAGCACGTTTGAGTTTTACGCAACGCCCTTGACGATGGCAGAACGTGAGCGGGCGCAGAAGATGCCCGGCGGCGACGACGTGAACGGCTTTGCGTTGAACCTGCTGGTCAGCAAGGCAATGGACGAAACAGGGCAGCGTTTGTTTCAAGCTGGTCAGATTTCTGAACTCAAGGAGGAAGTGCTTGATTCTGATTTGCAGGCCATGATGCTTGCGGTTATTGCCAACCCTGAAGAGCAGAAAGATACCGACATGAAAAGCGTTAAAGGCTGACCTCAAAAAGGACAACCTATTACTGCTGCAACTTGGGGTAGCAAAAGAGCTGGGCTACAGCTTGGCTCGGTTGAATGCTGAGGTGACAATGGAGGAGTTGATGATATGGGCTGCTTACTTTGAGTTGCAAAATGACGAACAGGAGGCGGCGATGAAAAAAATGCGGCGCCGGTAGACTGGCTCTATCAGAGGGTTGAGCCGTGTCCGTTGTAGCCAACGTTGCCATCAACATTGATAGCCGTGGCGCAGAGCAACGACTTAAGGAAATTCAACGATCCTCAGAAAATGTTTCGCAAGCTCTAAGGGGACTCCAAGGAAGCGCATCAGCCGTCAAAACGGCAATCGAGGCGCAACAGGGTGGATTCGCTAGAGCATCAACAGTTCAAGGTGTATTTTCCGCAAGGGTATTAAATACTGAGAAGGCTATTAGGGCGCAGATTGCTGCCTTGCGGGATGTTCAATCAAGCGTAAGACTTGGTGGGGCTTTGTATCAAAAAGCAGCCACTCAAATCAGGCAATACGAAGACGCCTTGCGTGGCGCAAATACTCAAGAGACCAAAGCCAGTGGCAGCGCCAGCAATCTGATTGGTGTTATTGGAAGGCTGGGTATTGCGTACGTTGGCCTTAGGACCGCGCAAGAAGCCGTTCAAGCTGGCATTCAAAGGGAGGAATCGGGACGTCGCCTTCAATTTCTGGCCAAGGGTTATGGCGAAGTTGCACAGGCTCAAGAGATAGCAGCACGTGCTGGTGCAAAATTTGGCTTAAGCACCACCGAATCAAACCAACAATTTGCTCAGCTATATGGCCGTTTGCGCCCGCTCAATGTAAGTATTCAAGACATTGAAACGGCCTTCGTTGGCTTCAACACTGCCGCGAAAGTAAGCGGTGCGACATCAGCTGAAAGCGCAGGCGCGTTCCTTCAATTAACACAGGCACTTGGATCTGGTGTACTGAGGGGCCAAGAACTTAATTCGGTACTTGAGCAGGCGCCGGGCTTGGTTATTGCTTTGACCAAAGAGCTTGGTCGCCCGGTCAGTGAAATACGCAAGCTGGCTGAACAAGGCGAGATCACAAGCGAAGTGGTTATTAGAGCATTGAAACGCGCTGGTACGGATGGCGCTGATGAGCTTGCCGCTGCAATGCAAGGTCCTGCGCAGCAAGTGAAAAACCTGCAGAACGAGTTTGAAAATTTTCAGGTAGCAGCAACCAAGGAATTACTTCCGCAAATCATTGAAAGCGTTCGTGTCCTGACTGCTTCATTGAGGGCAATTGCTCCAATCATCAGGACAATCGGGGCAGTTGCCGGCCCTGTCATCAAGTACCTAAATGGCCTGATTGAACGGGCAACCGGCATTGAAAGGATACGGTTTAGAGCGCAGGCAATGCAGCGTGCTGGTGAAAGCAGGCTCTCAAAGGCTGGGGTCGGGCGAACCTATTCAGACGCGCAAGGCAATGTTTACAGCACAATTACCGGACGCCTTGTACAGGCTGCGCCACCTAAGACAACGGGGGCTGGTGCGGCTATTGGCTTGACTGGAGGCGGCGAATCCGAAGGGGGCAAGAGCGGAAAAGCAAAAATGAGTGACGCCGCACGTGAGGCGCAACGCGTGGCAGAAGAATTGAAACGCTCCCTTGAAACGGGCAATCAACTAGCCACGCAATTCAGCCGTGAAGTGGTTCTGCTGGCTACCGCTTCGGAAATAGAACGCAAAAGGCTTGAAATCCAGTATGAATTCGAAGACCGCGCAAAGCAAATTTCCGAACTCAAAAACGCCGAACAACGCACAAATTTAAATCAAATTAACGCAGAAATCAAAAGGCTTGAGTTGATTGATCTTCAAACGGAAGCCATAAAAAACCAAGCAGAAGAAGCAGATAAGTTATTCAAAAAAGAAATAGAGGGCACTGAATTTGGCGTATCCGGCGGTGGGCCAATTTCGTCAATGGTCGATGAAATGCAGCAGGGATTGAACGATCTTCTTAGCCCTGCCAATCAAGTGAAAACCATTGCTACTGCGATTGGTGAATCTTTTTCGACTAGCTTTAAAGAAGTTATTACCGGCGCAAAATCAGCACAGCAGGCCATCGCTGAATTTTTTGGAAGGATTGGCGATGCTCTGATCAATTACGCCACTGAAGCCATTGCGCAATACACGGCAATTGGAATTGCCAAATTGTTTGCCGGCCTTGATCCGTTGGCGGCTTCTGGGCGCAATCTAAGCGGAGCCGGTGCATTGAGTTCTACAAATCTTTTTCCAACTGGTGCTTTTGCAAATGGTGGGTTTGTAACTGGTCCAACCAATGCGTTGATTGGTGAAGGTGGTGAAGCGGAATACGTCATCCCGGCTAGCAAGATGCGTTCAGCCATGGGACGCTATGCCGCCGGTGCTCGTGGCTCCAGTGTTATACCGTCAGGTTCTGGTGGTGAAGGCTCAATGAGCGCCACAATGACAGCAGCACCCATAGATGTTCGCTACACCGTGGAGCGCATCAACTCCGTGGATACGTGACCGCCGATCAGTTCCAAGCTGGTATGCGTCAAGCCGCCAGCCAAGGTGCAGAACGCGGCCAACAGCTGGCACTGCGCCGGCTACAACAGTCTCCTAGTGCCAGAAG